AATTAAAAGATTCTAATTGCTTATCATTCAATCCATCAACCTTTTGTAAGGCACGTCTAAATACATTACTATCTGAGGTTGACTTACCTAATTGTTTAATTATAAAAGATAAAGGCATTTTATCTAAATTATTAAAATCTTTATTTAAATATTCCTCTATAGGTTTAATATCGTTAGTTTTATTAAAATCCTCTATAAGCTTTTTAGTTTCTCTAGTCCCTTGTAAATCTTTATAATAATGATCTATAAAATTTTGCAATGTCTTAGGAGATTGTTTATCATTTAATGTAATAAAAAATTGTCTTGGTATATTAATTCCTTTAGTACCTCTGTATACATCTTCATAAGTAGAAGGATTTATTCTTAATGACTCTATAGCAACTTTTTGTATATTAGCATTTCCTTCTAAAACATAATTACCATTTTCATATCTAAATGAAGTAGGTTCTGTATTCCCTTTTATTTTATTTGCAGAATCAAATACTACAAAATCTAAATTATTATCTTTAATTAATTTATTTATAGCTGGTTGACCTTCTGCATTTTTACCAGAACTTTTTAAGAAAACTAAACCTTTATCAAATGATGTGCCAGCATCTTCTCCGTTTAATCTACCCATTACAACAGGCTTTACATTGTCTTGAGTTTTAGCATTAAAACCCATAACTCTAACAATATCTTTAAATACAGCTGGTCTAAAAAATAAGCCACCATCTGTTTCAGATATAATTCCTGTAGAATCAGGTGTAAAATCTTTATCATTTAATATCATAAACCGTAAATCTTTACTACCTATTGAGTTTTTAAATGTATTAGGATTCATAGGCATACCACTTGCTTCTACGTAACCTTGCATACGTTTATTAAAATCTATAGCATCTTTAAAATATTTTTGATCTATAATTTTATCTAATGCTCTAAGATCAGCTTGACCACCTCTTTGGTATCCATGATTTATTAACTCATGCAATATGTTAGAAACAAATTGTCTTTGATGTATTTCTTTTGCATTTTTTACTTTATATCTTCTTATAAATTTACTTTCAGATTGATTATAATAATCTAAAAGCTCTTTAGGTTTTGATGCAAATTCTGCTAATTGTTGTATAGTTCTACCATTATCTATTAATTCTGCAGTAAGTAAACTATTTTTATCTTTTATACCTGCGTAAATATATTTATTTTGTTTATGTAATTCTTTTACAAGAGGCGTTGTGTCTTTTATGTTGAATTCATTTTTAATAGGATTCCATTTAAAAATATCCTCATAAACAACCCCTTTTTTCGTAGGCTTAGTTACATACGATAAAAAGCCAAAACCTCTGCCAGCACCAAAAATATCGACAATAGGGCTATTGTATTGCGAGACTCCAATGAATTTACCAACAGCATTAGTAAAAGGTTGAACTGTACTTACAGTTTTATCTCCATCATTAAAAACTAAAACTTCATATTGTTGTTTATTTTGTTGTGTAAATAATTTATAAAAATTACGTACATTGTTATCATTTTTAAGATACTCAGAATATATAGGATTATCTTTAAATCTTTGTACAAAAGCATCAGGGTCAGGAGTCTTTTTAACTGTTCCATCATTCTCTATAGTAAATTCTTCTATCGTACGTTTAATATCTTTAACTACATTTTCATAAGGTACAGTTTTTGGATCTATAGTTTTATGCACATTTCTTGCAACTTTGTGTACGCTTATACTTGCAGAAGGATTACTATCATCCATGTAATCAATAGTATTGTCTACTTCTGGTTTATTTACATATTCTTCTGTAACAAAATTTTCTCTTTTCTTTGTGTATTGTTCGTGTGCAAAATTACGTATCTCTTTATCATAAGCTTCTTTACTAAAGCTATCATTCTCAAATCTTAGTCTTTCTTTAATAATAGAATTAAGATTACCATCAAAATTTTTATCTAACCACATCTCAGCTTGTGCTGTAGACTTTTTCTTTACATAAGATTGTGCTTGTGTATTTAAATCAGAAAACCCAGTATTATTTTCAGGTTTAAATATATTCTCAGGTTTTGTAGCATCCATTTTCATTACAAACTGACCACCTGCTGCTTCTGCTGCTGGTCTTGATTTGTAACCAAAGAACCCACCTAATAAATATTCATACAACTGCATTTCAATAGGCTCTCCACGTAACGTAGTTGGTAGCCCTTGAAACGTTGAACCTACTGCTGCCTTAATTGCATCTTCAGCTCTAGTTCTTTGACCTTCTGATTTAGCAAGTTTTAATCTATTTCCAATAGCTCTCCAATTACCTATCCCCCCAAATACACCTCCTGCTAATGCACCTCCTATAAATGTATTCATATAATTATCTGGGCCTGACCAAATATCAGAAACAACACTTGCAGCACCTAAACCTATGGCTTCCTCAGATATAGCTCTACCTACACCCCCTGCTTTCATATAATCTAAAGTATCTAGCTCTAGTTTAGTTATTCCTTTTTCTAAACCACTTTTAGCTAATCTAGAACCCATCATTGGAAATGACCATTGATCTAAAAACCCTATACCAACCTTACCAGCTTTTTCCACTTTTTCTGCAGTCTTTGCTAATCCAGCTACGCTTTTTAATACAGTAGTTGCACCGCGCAATGGTAAACTTAAAATGCTAGGAGCAAAACCTGCAAGGTGTCCTAGGCTTTGTGCTATAGCTTCATAGGTAGTTCTAGGCTGTTCATCTGGTGGTACAAATGGTACCATACCACGAACAAACCCACCTGTAAAGTTTTTAGCTAAAGATGTAAGGGTTGTAGTATCTTTAATAGGTTTAAAATTAATATTATATTTATCAGCTTTTTGTTGTAATACATCTAAATGACTATCATCAAACATATTAGGATTAGCACGATAAAGATTAATTAATGATTGAACCTCATTAGCTTCGTTTCTATAAGCCATTTAATCTATAAATATATAGGATTTTGTGCTTGTAAAAACCCAACTGGATTTTGAGATTGCAGTCTTAATTGATTTTGCCCACCCATATAAAAAGTTCTATCAGGTAACTGTGATGGATTATATGATCTACCAGCTATTTGTCTAGTAGCACCACCTGAACCTGCTTGACCCATTGGTGATAACCTAGTGGTATATCCAAGTAAACCTGATGCCCCTAATGCACCACCTAAAGCTGCACCTGTCAATGCTCTTTCTGGTGCGCCCATTGGATCTTCTAAAAGATTCATTGCTGCACTAGCACCTGCTATTCTTGTACCTGCTTGTGCTGCAGCTCCTACTCTATCAACTCTATTAAATAGATCTCTTATCTTAGCTGGAGTTCTTACAGAACCTTGCAATGCTTTAATACCAGCACCTGCAGCTTTTGCACCTGCTGCGCCTGGAACTAATAAACCTAACAACGCTAAGTTACCTGCGCGTTTTTCATTTTTAGTTTCACCAAGAGTTCTTTCGCCTCTTGATACTGGTCTTTGATCGTCTGGTAATGCACCAAATGCAATGTTATCTACTAAATCAAAAAAGAACTTTTGTACAGCTTTACTTTCACTTCTAAATGGTAATCCAAGTTGAGCTGCAACAAAAGCTACTTGCTCAGCCTGGTCATCTGTATAGTTCTGTGGGTTTTCATTGTAAGCAAAAACTAATTGTTTTGCTCTTTGTACTGGATCCATTATCTTGTACTCCTTGCTATAATATTTTGCATTGTAAATTCTGATGGAATTGCTCCCATTCTTGTACCACCAAATATATTGTATAATTCTATAATATCTTGATCTCTTGTTGGTAGTATTTGCTGAGTTGCAAAACTATACAAACTAGGATTTAACTCTACATTTTTAGGTGGTAATAATTCTTTTGGTTTAATCGCACTTAAATTTGGCAAACTTCTTAACTCTGCTAATGCTTTTTTTGCTGTAACAACATTCTCTGTTGCACCAACTCTTGCGCTATAAGCAGATCTTTTTTCTAAAAACTTTTCAAATGATTTAGGAGCCCCTATACCAAAAAAAGCTTTTTGTCTATCTTCAAACATATCTAATTCGTTTTGATGATTTTTAACAAAGTTATCCCATTTAGATTTTGCATTTCTATAATCTACTTGAGTACCTAACATATTTTTAAATACTTCACTCTGGTATTTTTGTTTATCTCTAGTTAAATCAAATAAAGTTTGTTGATTTTTAGCAGCTTGTTCTCTTAAAGATTGTTGTCTATTAAATTGATTACGCTGTGCATCTTGCCTACGTAATTCTAAAGCATATCTAGGTAAGTTATCTAAAAATTGATTTAATGGATCATTTGTTATTTGTATTGACATATTATATCCTATTGTACTCTAAAGTTTGTTGTTCTTTGATCACTCCCAGCAGTATTATCATTGCCACCTGATGAATTATTTGAATTAGAAGATGGAGTACTGTCACGAACACCTAATTTAAATCTATTTAAATCTGCTTCACTTCTAATTAAATCAAGCAATCTGCCTCTAGTTTGATCAGCAAATCTTTCTCTTAATCCAAAGATATTTTCTTCTTCTCCTAGACCTAAAGTAGATCTTTGTGCTTGTAAACTGGCTGTTCTTTGTTCAAAAGAATCATCTAAATCTTCTCTTTGCAATCCTAATCTATCTAATTGAGAACCTAATACATTTAATGTTCTTTGTGAGCCTAATTCTACATCCTGTCTTTGTAAATCAACTCTTTGTAAGTTTCTATTTAAAGATGCAATGCGAGAACCTACATCACCACTATAGCCTTCTATAGCTCTTTGAACTGCTGTACTTCTAGCTCCACCTCCTGAGAACCCACCAGTTTCTTGTCTAGCTGTTTGCATTGCATTAAACAATTGACTTCTTGCACCACCAATTACATTTTCTTGTTGCTGTGCTATATCTTCTTCTTGTAATGCTAATCTATCTAATCTTCTAGACTGTAAACTACCTTCATCTTGTACTTGTTGTTGTAAAAGATTCTGTTGTATATCTAATCCTGTCTGTTGCCTTTGCATAGCTTGTTGTAAAAATCCATCTTCACCATCAACTCCAAGTTGACTATCAATTAATCCTCTTTGAATAGCAGCTCTTTCTGTAGCAAATCCTTCTCTGGTGGGATCATACTCTTGAAATATATCACCAAATTCTTGTGTTAAAGCTGGAACATTATAATCTGTAAGAATACTTTGTAAGTCTATAGGTAATTTTTCTCTTTGCTCAGTATTTTGTTCTTCATTTTCATTATTATCTTGCTGATCGTCTTGTTGATCATCTTGTGTAAAAATATCTTCTGTAGTATCTCTAGTAGTTCCAGTATAAATATCTTGAAATTGCAAAAAAGGATTTTCACCTAATGCTAAATTTTCTATCATAGGATTACTTGGATCTGTAGGCTCTGGTATTGATATAGGATCTCCAGACATATTATTTTGACTTATATTTGTAGTTGTAGTAGTTGGAGCAACAAATGTTTCTTGTGCTTCTACCGCTCCAGTTCCTGTTAAATCAGCAGTTGAAACTACAGGTTGTTGTGTCTGTCTAAATATTTCTTCTGCAGCAGTAGCTCCGCCCTCTGATACACCTAGGTTCTCTATAACAGGTGTTTGAATAGCTTCTCTAACTTGTTGTTCTACAATCTTAGGTTGATCTTGTTGGAACAAAGGCCCAGTATCTATTGGTGGATTAGGCAATGGAGGAGCAGGGCTAGTAATAGGTTGAGATGTTATAGTATTTGTATTATTAGCACTACTTGATGTTACACTAGACATTGCAGATTCTACTGCAGTTACAGGATCATCATTCATTGTGTCTTGTTGTATAACAGGCCCAGCTTTATTCATAGCTGCCATCAATGGAGATCTAGGAGCTATTTGATTAGTAGGCTTTTTATATACGTCATCAAATTGAAAATTATATCTCATAATTAATATTCCCTACCTATATCACCTAACATTGGAGCAATTCCATATGTTCTATTATAATTATAATCATCAGTATTCATAGTATTAAATGTATTTGTCATTTGAGATTGTCTTAATTTTTCTAATTCATTTTGAAAGTTTCTATTCATAAATGAACCAATTTTAGGACTTGATTGTCCAGTTACTAAATCAACAGCAGATGCAGGCATTGTTCTTTTTGTAACTGTATCTACTCCTTTAGTATTCATAGCTTGAGCTAACGCATTAAATCCAGAAACAGGTGCTATTTCACTATTAGGACTAAATGATTTAAAATAATCCTGAACAGATTGTACTCTTTCTCCAACTCTTTTTAATCCAGCTCTAACTCCTGTTCCTTCTATATCAGCAGCATTTATAGCACCAGCTTCAATAGCATCTCTTAATCCTTCTCTTGATCCTTCTTGTAAAAAGTTTTGTAAAGTTTTACCACCAGTTGTGCCAGCTAATGTATAACCACTAAAAGCATCTGATAAAGCATTTACATTAGCACGTCTATTTAAATCTCTTTGAGCTTGTATACCCATGTCTCTTGCCATCTGTGTTTTTCTTCTATAAAGCTTACCTTTTTCTACTTCATCTATTTTAGTACTTTGTTGTGCAACTTCTGATCCAAGCCTTGAACCTAAACCAGCTGCAGCACCTACTAATAATGAACCTCCACCAGTTGCTAATGCTAATAATCCACCACCAACAGCACCAAAAAATCTACCAACACCCATTTTATTACTACGATTTTGTAAAGATGAATTTTGCCTTCTTTGCCCTTCTTGAAACTTATTCATTTCATCTTGTTGAAGTTGTGCAAATATTACATCTGATCTACTAGCCATATCAAGATCCTTTCGTCAATTCTTTAAATTCATTTATATAAACTTTGCTACCTATCTTTAAATACAATTTAGGATTTTTTGCAGTTTCTTTTGCAATAATAATTTCGCCATCACTTAACTCCTGTATGTTAGGAACTTTAGTAACTATTGGTATCTTACTTTGCTGTAAGTTCCTTAATCTTCTTTGTATTAATTCCATTATGCTAATCTTTTTAGTGTTGTTCTAAATTCAATAGATATTTCATTTATCTTTATACCTTTTGTAGTTCCTGTAGTACTTGTATTTTGTATTTTTAATTTTATACTTTGACATTGAACAACTGAGCTAGGTACTAATTTTAAAATAGTAGGTGTAGAAACGCTAGAAAAATCACCTGTTAAAGTAGTAAAACTTGTTGAGCTATCAGTTGCAAATGATACAGGATTAGTATGTGATGCATCAGCTTCATAAGTTACATATATAGCGTATATTCTTTTTATTCTACCAGGACTATCAAAATCTACATCTTTAGTTGTAAAATTAAAATGTCCTGGATCGTAAGCTTTTGGAATATCTTTCCATATAACTATACCTGGACTCATAGTTCTTGGTACTTGACTTGAGGAAGTAAAGTTATTACCACCACCACTAATTAAAAAATCACTAGATCCATATTGATGCACATCTTCTATCCCTAGAATATCATTATGAGAACCAGGTATGTTAGTTGTAATTACATTATTTCTATTTGTCCAATTAACTAAATTACTTACTACTGTTTCACTAGTATTTGTTTTTGTAGAGTTATCTGCTTTTACTACAGCATTGTTTTTAAAATCATATAAGTATGCATCATTATTATCTTTTATGCAATCTTTAATTATTGTTAGATATCTATGCTCATTATGATATCCTAATATTGTACCTTTAGTGTAAAAACTAATCCAAGATTCTGTTTTAAGTTTATCTTCAAGTAAGCTTTTAATTTGTCCATTATATAAATATAATCCATACTTACCAGCCCATACTACTCCAAATTCAGTTTTAACTAAAGCTGATGGCATTTCACATCCAGCTCTTTCTATAGTATTTTCTAAAAACCAGTTTGATGGATTTGCATTAGCAATATTAATTATAAATAGTTTATCTCTTTTATAGGCAAGCAATCTATCAGAAAAACTAGATAATACAGTAAACTCACTTGCGTCGCCCTGTACAACATCTATAAAATTATCTCTTGGGAATGTATCAAATTTATTTATAGGTGTATACATTATCCTATCTCTAAACTGTTTAAGAACATTATCACTCATTTTAGTTCTTATATTTGCTACAAAACATCTTCTATTAGTTACCTCTGCAGTTTTATAACCTTCACCTATACCACTTATTGTAATTTTTTCTTGCTCGTTTGAAAAACCATTTAATATTTCATAAGTTTCTAAATTAATATCTGTACACTCTATAGATTCTGCTTTGGCTTGAGTTGCAGATGAGTTACTAGCCCAATTGGCTGTGTTTTCATCTCTATCAAGACTAAGACTTAAATTAGGTCTAATACCTTTTGTCATGTCTACGTCAACCAATAAAAAGAAAGAATCTTGAGTTCCATCTACTCTAGCATATATTCTTGCACCACTTATTCTAGAATCATAAGCTCCATTTGCGTGTAAAGAAAATTCTAATTTTTTATTAGCACCGCTTGGAGTAAATGTATTATTACTTGTTGGTATAAATAGTAATGATTCCTGATTACCATCATATATATAAGATACAGCTATTTGATATGCAACATTAGTAAAAGAAGATGTACTTAATGCTGAATCACCTATAAATCTTAAATGAAATCCTGTACCGTTACCTGTAGGGTATGCTTCTGATCCACTTGTAGCTAAGAAAGTAGGTGCAGCTAGGTCATTCTTTTTAACATCCCACCCATCAAACACACCATTTGTACTTGTAGTCAATACAGTCTGACCTGGAGTAGATGTAAAATGATCTCTTTTAATATATCCTAACCATACATTTTGAAAACTATCAGCTGCTCCAGGACTAGCTACAGTTTGAGACAAGAAAAATCCAGCATCACTTATTCTTACAGCATTATTTGCATAATAAAATATTGGTTTTAAATTAGAAACAATTCCAACTTCGCCTGCTTCGCTTGATTCAGCAGTTAATAATCCAACATGATCTAATACTATTTTATTTTTTTGTACATTTAAAACTCTAAGATTAGATTTGTTATTAGTAACTTGATCACTCGCACCGTAAACATGTATATAATCTCCTGGTCTTATATTAGCAGCAAGAAAATCATCTCCATCATGAGCTGTACCTGTTATCGTGTCATTAAGATTGGTTGTTAAATTAAAAGCCAACTCATCCGATTGTTCATAACATAAATCCCTAGCACCAGTCATATTTGCATTTCTAAAACTATTATGACTACCATCAGATATAAGATTCCAAGTATCTGTGCTTTGATTATATAAACTTATTCCCATAGAAATTGCATCTACAAATACAAGCCAATGATCGCCTTGATCTGTAGCACCAGAAGCGTTCTTACTTCCTGGTGTATCTAAGCCCATAGTATAATCACTTTCAAATGTAAATAAACCATACCCAGCAGTAACGTTTCCTTTTAATGCAGAAGCACCTGTATTTGGGCCAAAATTGGTGCTAGAATCGAAAGTTATTAAGTCACCCTTAGTTGCATCAGTTGTATCAATTAAACCGCCTAAAGTGTTGATTTCATTTCTACGTTTAAAAGATACGTTATTAGCTTCTGCTAATGCATTTAATGGTATGTCTCTAGGGTCTGTATTATCAATCAGACCTACAGAAAAATCATTTAGATTTAGTATTTGTTTTGGCACGTTTCTTTACTTTTCTTTTTTTCTTTTTACCATAATATTTTCTACGATCAGATATAACATCACTTAACTTCTTCATCCTATAATCTTTCCATTGTAAGATGTTTTGCCATTTATAATTGTTAAGACATTTAAATTAAAATCATTATTAGTAAATATATCTAATATAGCTACGTTATGAGTCCAGTTAGTTTGTCTATTCTTTAAAAATTCTTTTTCCATTTTACACAGGCAGCCCATGGAATAAGCCATTTTTGATCCTGTTAAATGTGTAACTACAGACTTCATACAATCATGAGTATGTCCATATATTACATTTACCCCCAAGTTAAGTACATGACTCCTAGTATGATTAACACCTGAATAATGTCCGCCATGATATGCATATAATTTCGAACCCAAGATTTTAATGTATTTACCATAAGGGTAACTATCGTAACCTCTTTCTTTTATTTTAAAAGCATTTATTGCTTTGTACTTTTTTAAGTAAGGATTTTCTTCTACGAAATTATCAAACCAAAGTTCATGATTTCCCATGGTTAATATTTTTTTATTTACTTTTGCTTTTTTACAAGCCTCATCAATTCTATCTAAACCTTCATTTGCAAGTTCAATTTCTTTCTTGATAGCAGGTAATTGATACTCTAATGGAGGTCTTTTCTTTTTAGCCCATTGCCAATGACTAACACTTTCTCCTTCTACAAAATCACCTAACAATAAAAAAGCTGAAGGCTTTACATATTCTAAAACTTTTAATGCACAGTTCAAAGCTTTTTCATTGTGATACGGAAAATGAATATCAGGAAATATTACTACTGTATCTCTAATTTTCAAACTATATACCTAATGCTCTTCTGTACCAACCATACCAAAAGCGTTCTTGACTAGCATTTCTATATACTATCTTTCCATAATACAGTATAATATAAGAAATCAATCTATCTTTTTCCAATGATTGGCATGCTCTTAATGTCATTCTACCTATCCTACCATCAACACCAATTTGTTCACCTTTTCCATTTTTACCATTACATGCTTTCTGTAAAACCTTTACTGCATTACCTTGACCAGCATTAACTACAAAAAGAAAATAAGCTTCTCTTAATTCTTCTGGTAGCTTTTCTGCCTTAGAAGGTACCCAGTAATGCTCTCTGTAAATAGAACAAGCATTTTCAACTGTAAGGGTTTTTATATTAACATCGTTATGCGCTCTTTTAGATATTCCATATTTAGTTTCTCCACCTTTATCTGCGCTATCATTAACGTAACCACCTTCATGACGTAAGACTTCTTGTATTATTTCACCAAAAGTAGTTCTCATTACTTTCCCTTTAATAGGCCTTCAATAAGATCTGTTACTATATCTACACACTTTTCAAAGAAGATTTGTTCTTTTTCTTCCGATACAAATGGTATATCAATTTTTTCATTAATCTTTGTGGCTATCATTTCTGCCATTTCTTCAGACCCTAACTTATCCATCATTTGATCTTTAATAGTTTCAGCTTGTAGTTCAGCAGCTTCCATTAACATTTCTTTTAAATTCATTTTAGTTCCTTTGTGATTTTAATTATTAAATATATTAAAGTTGTTATAGAGACAGCAACTTGCAATATCATAGGTATATTTACCCACCAAACTCCTACACCTACTGCTCCATTGATAATAGCTTTGGTCGAATCAATCATTTCTTTTTTTTCTTTTTCTTAGCTTTATTTCTTTTAGAAATTGCTGCTGCTTTTCTTTTTGCATCTGCTTTACTACTAGCTCCCCAGGCTCTTAACGAAAGTAACAACCTAGTGGGTTTTCCATTCTTACGTTCAGGGCCTCTCATTCCACCCATACGAGCTAAAAATGATGCACGTCTAGGATTGTCTCCACTTTTAACAGGGGCTTTTAATTTACCTCCTTTATAAGATGCTCTTCCTTTAGCGTTTAATCCACCCTTAGGATTCTTTCCTGCTTTTCTAGTCCAAGCTGGTGA